TTCTCTTATAAGATTCATCATCAAATATTCTTATAACCGTCTTACAACCCATACAACAAAGATTGCACTGCACACATATGTCTGATATGTTCATATTACTATTTAGGTTGGGACGCCAAAAAAAAGGGACTCATTTGAGTCCCTTTTAGTATCGATAAATCGATTATACAGATTATAGAATGTTTGAAACAGCCATCTTTCTGTAGTATTGGTTTGTTCCTGCAGTTGCAAGTCCGTCTGTAGGTGTAGCACCAACAAAAGGATTAGATACCATTCCGTATCTTGTTTTGAAACCAATTTTCGGTTGGAAAGTATTCTCACCAACTGCACGAACCATTTGTAATGGAACATACGGACAGTAGAATAAACCAGCATCGTAAGGGTTGCTACCTCTATAACCAACAGTCATGTAGTCAACACCAGCATATGGGTCGATATAGACTTTAACTTTTCCGTTTAGAACACCAGCAAAAGTATTGCCTGTGTCGTCAACATTCAAAGAAGTTGATAAAGCAGGAGTGTAATCTAATACACCTGCCATAGATAATGCAGAAGCCACATCAGAAGAACATAGGATAAAGTTTCCTTTTCCTCTTCTTGTGTTTTTTGCAATTTGGTTAGCTTCTCTTTCGATTTGGAAAATCAAACCTTTGAATTTCTCAACTGACCATCTTCCGTTTGCATCAACATCTAAGTTGAATGTACCAGCAGATGCAGTGCCTTCAGCACCAGTTTCTGCTTGCAAGTTAACATTTCTGATAACTTCACGGTTGATTTCAGCAAGAATCTCAGATGATAAGATGTTTGCTAATTCTGATTCTGCATCAAGACCGTGGATTGCTTTGAGGTCTTGTGCTAGTTCGAGTGTGTACTCAGCTTTTAATGCTCTGGATTTAGCGGTGACAGTAGCTTTCTCGATTGAGAATGCCATTTCTGCAAAGTGATTTCCTGCTCCATCGCCTAATGATTCTGCAGATGCAGTAGACATACCACCACTTGTAGTGGATGCGTATGAAGGTGATGATGTGTCGAAAGGGTCACTTATTGGGTCTGAACCTAAGACTGTAGCTGTACCTTGAGGAGACGCAGAGTAATCAGTTCTTGCTTCGTTATGAAGTGCTTCTGATTTTGCAGCTCTATCGGCATCAGTATCGTCATTATATCTTGCTTTCATAGCAAAGATAAGTCCAGTTGGTCCTGTCATTGGTTGAACACCACAAATGTCGTAAGCAACGAGATTTGGCATAGCTCTACGGACTAGTGAAATAAGGATTGGGTCCCAATTACTAATCGCAGAACCAGTAGCATTTAAAGGTGCTGCCTCGGCAAGAGTAGCTCTATCTTCGTTAAGGGCTTTCTCTTGGTTTTCAAGGATAACAGCGGTTACTGCTCTCTTATAGTTGTCTTCGATTTTTGGTAAATCTGAGTGCTCAAGTATAGGAGACCATTTTTCTTGTAAATTTTCTGATAAAAACATTTTTACATTTTTCCTTTAAATTAACCTAATGGTTTTAGTTTACTTATAGCAGATGAGTATCTTGCAATAGTAGGGTCAACAAATTCGTTGCTTGATGATTTCTCATCTTCAAAAGAACCTGTTCCCTCTTCACTACTTACAGTCATCTCTTCTGCAATGTTATCACCTTCTGCAGGAAAGTAAGCTTCTTTGATTTCTGCAATCTTCTCTTCGAAGTCTGCTGCGTCTTTAAAGTCTACACCTTTAGATAGTGATTCCATTTTCTCTTTTTGTGATTCAGTTAGGTCGTTAGACGCTTCCTGAACTACATTTGCTCTCTTCAATGAATCTAACTCTTCAGTCACTTCCATATTCTTGGAAACTTCTGAGTCGAGTTTTTCTTCCATTTCATCGAGTCTATTTGCGAGTTCGTCCATGACATTGTACTTATCTTCTGGTACTTCAACATAATGTTCTACGAACAATGTTTTCATTCCTTCGATAAAGTTCTCTGTCATTTCCGCTCTCAATCCTCTCTCTATTGCAAGCTCGTTTTCTTTCGTCCACTCTTCTGCACAATATGTGAGATATTTGTCAACTGCTTCCGATAGGTCACCTTTGACTTTTTCCACTGAGGATTTTAATTCTTCTGAATACTGAGATTCTAAAGACTCTTTAATCTCTGCAACTTTTGATTGAACAGCTGCTTTAAAGATTGTTCTAGCTTTCTCGGCATTCTCTTCTGATAAGTCTAATGCTTCTGAGATTGCATTGAGGTCGTCTTCAACTTCTATCTCTACTAATGAAGATTCTAGTTCTGCAGTATCAACAGTTTCTTCTTCAACTGCTTCTTTCTGCTCTTCTTCCTCTTCTTCTTCGTCTTCATACTTTTCAGCAACTTTAAGCACTGATGCTTCGTCCATTCCTTTTAGCATTTCAACGATTTTTCTTGCGACTTCTGCTTTAGTCAAGGTCTCGTCAACTTCTTCTTCTGACATTTCACCAAAAGTTTTCTGAAGTTCTTCTTTGGTCATATCCTTCATGTTGTTGACTATAGCCTTGATTGATTCCATTTTAGTTGCTTTCACAACTTCTTTTTCAGAATCGTCATCTTCTTTAAGTTTCTCTGATTTCTCAGGTGCAGGTGCAGATTTGTTTACTGCATCTTTAACTTGTTTAGTTTCGTCACCAGCCTTTTTAACTGAGTCGACAGACTTGTCAACAGGATTTTCTTCAGGTTTTACGACCTCACCTTTTCCGGATTCTATTTTCTCCGCATCAGATGAACCTTGCTTAACAGGTTTGGTGTCACCCTTTTCAGCTTTAGCGTCAGGTTGTCCTGCCTCTGCAACTGTTTCAACAGTCTCTTCAACTGTTTCTAGGTTTGTTTCTAACTCTGCCATTTTTCTCTCCTGTTTGAGTATTAAACTATTTTATAAGTTTACTTTTTATTTATATGTTATAGATTCTTAACGAACCTTTTCCATAAATTTAACTTGGTTTCCTCTAGTTTTGCCGCTTGGACAGTGCGGATTTCTCTCTGCATTGCTTCAAGTTCGACTGCTTTTAGAATACCATTTTCCATAACCCACTCTACTCCTTCGTATATACCTTCAACGAAGGCCTCTGGAGCACTAGGGTCTGCAACGATGTCTGCCGCTGTTGCCAACTGGAAGTCACCCTTAACATATTGTGCATCACCTTTTGATTCAAGTGAACCTAAACCTCTTGATGAAACACCTAATTTAGCACCATCTGAAATCAAACTTCTTACGATTTGACCATTTGGAGTGCTTAAAATCTTTGCTCGTCCCACATAATTATCACCATCTTCTTCTAGTGATGTAATTAAATGTGAAACTCTATCTAAATTGATTGTTGGTCCTTCTGGATGTCCCAACTCACCGAATGCACGGTCTTTTTCAATGAATTCTTTTCTATAACGACCAACTTCTTTTTCCATTATGTCTTTTGGATAGACTCTGCCGTTTCTATTTTTGATTTCGGATTGCATGAATACACCTTCGATGTAGTATTCTTTCTCACCCTTCTCGTTTTGTTCGATGATTACAGGTGATATCGCGTAATCGTTATATTCAGATATTAGTTTCATTGAATAACTCCTTAAATTCGTCTATAGAGAATGATTCTCCCATAGATTTTAAGACATTCTTAATGTCTTTCATGCTTTTCTCAGCATCTTTTAAGTTCTTGTATGTATCACCTGTGTCCATTCCATCTAAAAATACAAAAACATCTTTACCCTTTTGTGAATAAGTTAGGTCGTACTTCTTACTTCCAGCTTTAACTACTTCATTTTTAAGTTGTTTATGACCACTAGGCAACTTTACTTTTGCTTCGTTAAGTTCTATAGTCATCTGCTGAAACGATTTCATACTAGTCTTCCTTTTTATCCATCCAGTTTACCTGAGATTCGACTCTTTTCATGTCGATATTCTCGGCAGCTTTTTGATGTAAACCTTTGAAAATGGTTTCTTTGGCTGCTTCCATTTTACCATCTTCAATCTGGTCTATAATCTCTTTGTTTATATCATTCATTTATTAAAATCCTCCGAAATCATCTTCGTCTTCACTGTCTTTCTCACCACCACCTTCTTTCTTTATTTGGTCATCGATGAGTCTGATATCTTCTTCTGTTTGATGCAATACATACTTTCTAATGTATTCGTCTGAGAAGTATTTACCGACATATTCACTCATCTGACCTAGAGTGTCCATTCGTTCTCTTAATACTTCTGCATCTTTTAATTCTGTAAAGTGGTTGTCTGTTGCCCAATCGTATTGAATAAAATCTTTAACCTTATCAAACTCTTCTGCACTTACAATCTCTTTCAAAATTAATTGAGTTCTCAACATATCGTTGAATACTCTTGCAAATTTCTTTTGAAGTCTATTAGTAAACTTATTAAACTTCAATTCGTCTCTCGTAATCTCTGATGATTTACCCATGTTGAAACCATTATCTGATTCCATACGAGAGATAGGTACATTCAATGCACGATATAGTTTCTTTTTAAAGTATTCTATATCTGCAATGTCATCTAAGTTCTGACCACCTGGAAGTGTAGATATCTCTGTTCCTCTACCACCTTCTCTTCTTGGTAACCAGAAGTCTTCCATCATAGACATGTGTTTTCTATCGTCTTTGATTTCACCTGTCTGTGCGTTATAAACAAGTTTATTTCTATACTTGTTCATAACTTCTGATAAGTATTGTTCTGCTTTTGCTTTGGGT